CTGGTAAGTTTGGCCTTGAGCAAGCTATAGCAGATAGACAAAGTGCCATATCTGCTGCTAAAGATAAATTAACCAACGCATATGATAGAATTATAAAACGTCAAGAAGATTTACAAGAAATAAAATTAAAAAATTTAGATTATGCACAACAACGTATATTAGAATCAGAAAAACATGAAAATAATATGCTTGTTAAAGAATTAGAAATGAGAATAGAAGATTCTAACAAGCAAAAAGAAAACAAATTTAAGACATCAGATAAAACAAAAATACCTACTGGTATACAAGGATTAGATATATTTATGACTACATCAGAAAATGATGGTCGCTCTTTAATAGTTAATCCTGATGCACAAGTTGGAGCATTTGGAGCAGCTTTATCAGATGTTTTAGAGGGTGAAAATTCTATTGATGAAATATCTTCTTTGATCCAGCAAGCCAGCAAAACCCCTGGCGGTATAAATATTCAAAAGCTTAATGAGATAGCTCAAGGTGTAGCTGCATCTTTTGGGTATAATGTTAATGAAGTTCCTGTTTTTAATGAAGAAGGGGAAATTACAGGTTATGAAATTAAAGATAAACCTTTAACAACAGCAAAAGCTATTAGGGATAGAATTATTTCTCAATATAAAAGATTTCTTACTCAAGAAACAGGAAACGGTATTTCAAATGTTGATATTGCAAACATAGAAAGACTTCTTGGTTCTATAGATTTTCTCAAAGACCCAGCAGATGCTTTAAAAAGATTAGAAGAGGCAAAAAAGATTTTCACAAGTAAAAAAGATAAATTATCTAATGTTTTAGAAAAATTTGGAGATGAAAGATATTATTTAAATACTGACACATTTAATAACACTCAAAACCTTTTAAACGATGCTATTAACCAAGCTTATAATTTTGATTTTGGTCAAGGTCCTGTAAAAGACCCTGAGACTGGACTAAATATTTATTCGGTACTTTAAGGTTAAATTATGTCAAATAAAATTAGAATTGATTTACCAAACGAAAGTTTTCTTGTGGAAATAAAAGGAGAACAACCAACTGTATCCGAAAAAATAAAAATTGCTGATTTAATAAGAAACAGACAAAGGGCTTCTCAACAAAATATTAATTTTAGGTCTGCAACAGAACAACAAGGTTTTGATACTAAATCTGGTATCCCTAATGCAAAGTTAAGAGCTTTTTTATCTACTGCTGAAAATAGTGCAGAACAAGAAAATATTTTAAATAAAGCTGGTTTTGCCGTTGATGATTACACAAGAGACAAGAGAGGCAGATTAGCTTTAAATCCTAGTGGCGCTAAAAAATTAGGAATAGAGACAGAAAAACCCATATTAATAGATGAAGAGGGCTTTTCACGTTATGATTTTGCTGATTTAGCTGGAATATCACCAGAATTAACATTAGGAGTAGCAGGAGCTATTGCTGGAACAGCCGCAATACCTATCCCTTTATTGGGAACTATAATAGGTGGTGCAGCAGGAGCTTCAACAGGTTCTTTACTTGAAGAGGCCGTTGAAGGAATAGCAGGAGTATCAGAGCAAAGTGCTGGAGAAATAGTTAAAGAAGCTCTAGTAGAAGGTGCTATTACTGGTGCATCAGAACTTTTCTTTGGAGCTCCTTTACTAGTTTTAAGAGGTATAACTAAAGGTGTAACACCTGGAGTGGTTAGAGAGGGTGGGGAAGAACTTAGATTAGCTGGTGAGGCTATTGAAGAGGGTTATGCACCAAGTTTAACTCAAATAGGAGGACCACCAGTTGCAGCAAAGCTAGAACAAACAACAGAAAATCTTATCGGTTATTCTAAAAGAATGGAAGTTAATCAAAATCGTATGAGAGAAGATTTAGATAAATTAAGACAATTTATTGATGAATCTGACAAAGAAATAGAATCAGTTGGCGGAAAAGTTGTATCTGCAGCGAAAAGTGAATCTAAAAGATTAAAAGATTTAGAAACACAAGCTTTTACATCTGTTACAAGAGCTTTAAGACAAGCTGTTGAAACATCTGAATTAGGAATTAAACAAAATAAAAATTTAGATGAAAAAGTAATTAGTTTTATAGAAGATGCAGCAAAACAATTTAATGATCAAGCTACTCAAAATTATAGAGTAATTGACGATATTATTGAAACTCCTGTGGGTACAACAAGCATAATACCAACAAACCCAATAAAAGAAGTAGCTGATGATCTTAAAAAATCTTATGAAACAGGAAGAGTTATTGGGGACCCACCAGAAAGAGGAGCAACACTCAGACTAGTGAATCAAATAGAGTCTTTAGGAGACACTATATCTTTTAAAGATTTATATAAAAGTATAGGTTTAGTAAGTAAAGAAATGAGAGATAACCTTGCTCAAGGAAGCTCTACATACATGGGTAATTTAAGATTAATAAGAAATACTTTAGATAGTATGTTAGATGTTGAAAATTTAAATTCTTTACCATCAGCACAAATAGCCTCGATAGGAGATGAAGGTTTTGAAGCATTAAAAAATGCA